ACCCATCGCAGGCTAAGGAATGGCTGACAGAAAGCAACTACACGGTAGCGGGCGTGTTGCTTGTCATCTTTGTTTGCTTCGGTCTTGCTGTTTGGCGTGTGATAAGCTGGATCGGTCGCGAATTCGTGATTCCCGGTAGGGATCGAATGTTTCGTCATTTGGATCGAGTTGATGACACGATGAAGGATGTTTCGACCAGTTTACAAAAGCTTGCTACAGTTCCAGAGAGGCTTGATGGAATCGAGGAAAAGGTCGAAAGCATATCTCTCCGAGTCAAACAGATAGACGCGAACATGGGGCACGATGGAGGGCCTAGAAAGTGATCGAGTGGATCCTATTTATCATTCTCTCATTCCTAACGGCTGACTTTATCGCCGGTGTGTTCCATTGGTGGGAAGATTCGTACCTTGACCAAGACACGCCTATTTTTGGAAAGCTCATCGGAGGTCCAAACCAGCTCCATCATTCGGATCAGTATGCATTCCTAAAGGGCTCATACTGGCATCGCAATTACACGACAATCATTCCATCGATGTTGGCTTGTGGCGCGTGCCTTTGCTTTGATGCGACACAAGACGCATGGCTGACGTTTTTGTTCCTGTCCCAGGCCAATCAGATTCATGCTTGGGGGCACTCTAAAGGGCGGAACGGCTGGTTGGTATCGATGGCTAAACGGATCGGTTTGCTTCAATCGTGCAAGCATCATGCCGAGCATCATCGTTCGCCCTATCATATCCGATACTGCGTTATGTCCCCGATTCTTAATCCGATCCTTGATGCGATCGGTTTTTGGCGGTATGTCGAGTATGTTGTTTTTGTTACCACAAGAATTGAGGCAAGAGCATGAGCGACCAACCATTGATTGAAAAGCTGAATGAATCTCAGCACGTAAACTTAAGCGACCAAGCGGCTGCTGATGCGATCAACCTGCTGATGGTTACGATTCCGGTCAACGCTCCGATCGGTGCGATCATCAAGTATGCTGTCGACAATGGCATCTACGGCAAGGTTAATGCCGATGCTTTCGACGCCTCCCTCCCTAGAGATCAAAGGATTGCGATTTGGAATATCAAGGGTTGGGTTGACAATCCAAGCAACCCATCGGAGGTTGCCGACATGACCTCGCAAACAGCAGCAACTATGATTGCTGATTTGGTTCGGTTTGGCTACGCAACCGAGAGTCACGCTCAAGATCTCGCCGGGATGGGATTCAAAACCGTTCGGTGGGTCGATCATCATGGGTATGGTACTCAATCCGCTCATTCGGTTCGAGTTATCCGCGACATCATTAACGGCGAGACAGCCAAGCGAGCTCTGTGGACGCAGCAAAATATCGATCGGTATAACGCGACTCAAGCAAAAATCGACCAACACAAACATGGTGATGAGGATCTGGTGATAAGTGGCAATCTCTAGAGTCGGTTCAGCATCCGCACAAGCAACTACAATCACAATCCCGACTCATCAAAGCGGGGATCTGATTCTTATTTGTGCCAACAGAAATAATACCACAGCTCCGACGATCCCTAGCGGATGGATCGTTATGTCTAGCACTGGTGCAAGTGGAGTTTCGTCGGCAATAGGTTGGAAGCTAGCTCAATCCTCAAGCGAGACAAGCGGAACATGGACTAACGCTTCAGCTATGCATTGCGCGGTTTATCGCGGAAGTACTGGCATTCTGACGATTTCATCGGCAATAGGATTAGGCTTTGCAACTTCGACTTCAGTGAGCTATTCAGCGCAAACAAACGGATTGGTTTATCGTTCTGGAGTTGATGACAATTGGTACATAGGTACAGGTATTCAGCTAAATTCCACGAACAGCCTTGAGACGGCGCCAAGTGGCATGACTAACATTAACTTTGAATCGTCTGCGGGTGTCTGGAAATCTGTACTTCACGACACAAATGCAAGTCAGTTAAGCAACTGGGCTGGAGCATCTACAACGGTGGCTACGTCAGCAACTTACCTAACTCGTGTCTTGCAGTTGTTTGAGTTTGACGGGCCTGCGTTTGGTGGCGGTGGCGGTATATTTTTCCGGCCAGGAATGAGCGGAGGTATGAGCGAATGAGACGCAAGTTTAAAGCTGGTTTAACATCGCTTTCGCTTCCCGTTATCGTCTACGATACCGCATCGACCACAGGTGGTGGCTTAAGCGGATTGACGCATACAACAAGCGGTCTTATTCTTGAATATCGAAGACAGGGCCAGTCGTCCTGGACGCAGCTTGGCGTCGGTACTGGCTTGGTTTCAAAGACGCTTGGGACTTACGTCTCAGGCGGTATCGTCGCGAGTGGATCTAGGGCGGGCAGGTACGAGATTGATATACCAGACGCAGCTATCGCGGCCGGTGCGCGGATGGTCGAGGTATGCTTGCGAGGTGCTGCGAATATGCACCCGGTTGACATCGAGATCGAGCTTGACGCGGTCGATTATCAGGATGCGACGGCGTTTGGGTTGTCGAGGATCGATCAGACAATCGGAAGCCGAGCGACGCAAACCAGCGTTGACGCGATCGATGATTTTGTAGATACCGAAGTGGCGGCAATTAAGGCTAAAACCGATTTGATTGTGGCATTTCCGGCTAACTTCAATCTACTTGTGATTGATAACAGCGGTAGCATTTCGCGGGTCACGCTGGTCGACGAGTTGGACGCTGGTGCATTGACGGCCAACGAAGCAGGGGCTCCGATAGCGAATATTGTATGGGATGAAGTGCTGACCGGCGCGACTCACAACATTGCATCCTCAGCCGGGCGACGAGTGCGACAGCTTGCTAATGTCATTGTTCGGGCCGGGGCAGCACAGGGGCCAGGGACGGGCAATAATCAAATCCAGCTTGATGCGGGCGCAAGTGCGACTAATGGCGAGTACGATCCTGGATTGATATTTATCGAGACTGGAACAGGTGCAGGGCAGGCTCGGCTCATTTTGCAATACAACGGCTCGACCAAGGTTGCGACAGTCGATCGAGACTGGCGAATCAATCCCGACAATACCAGCGAATTTGTTATTCTTGCAGATGCAGGCCGGAACTCGGTGAATGAAGGGTTAGCACAAGGTGGGTCGACGACCACGATAACGCTTAACGCAAGTGCATCAGCAAGTGACGATGCTTACAACGGGCAGCTAGTGTTTATCCGCAGCGGAACCGGTCAGGATCAAGTTGGGCTTGTTGAGGATTATGTCGGCTCAACAAAAGTTGCAACGATCCGAACAAGATCGGCGACAGGTCAATGGGCGACTGTGCCAGACGCGACATCGGCATATATGATGATTCCGAACCTGACCTTCACAGTGAGTGAAATTCAGTCGGGCTTGGCTACTAGCACAGCGTTGGCCGCCGTGGCGACCAACGTGACAGCCTTAGTTAATCGAATCCCCGAAACCCTGTTTGCAGGGATTACATCGCTAGCCAAATGGCTAGGAGTATTGGCAGGCAAGACTGCCGATGCGACCACCCGAGGCGAAATCAACTTGACCCCAGCGGGGGCAAGTTACAACGAGACGACCGATTCGCTCGAAGCGATCCGTGACGTTGGTGGAGTTGGCGGTGGTGGTGCTGGGGGTGTCACTAATATCACGGTTGAAGATAGAAGCATAACGCTGGAGTAATTATGTCTCGCGTCATAAGAAAAGTTTTTAAGGTTGACGGCGTTCCAACTAACGTAACGTCAGCGTTGCTTTCCGATCCAACCGGGACGTATGGTGTTAAGCGAAACGACACCAACGCTGTTGTTGTTGCTGACGGGACAGCAATGACTCTAGTGTCTACTGGAACCTACCAGTATGAGTTTACTGATGCGGTGAATGTCGCTTACACGGCGTATGTCGAGTTTGTTTACGACGGCGCAACTTATCACTTTGAGTTGGACTTCCCAGCTAGAACGAGCGCGACAGGTGGCGGCCCGATTAACTATTCGATCTTGGTAAACAGGGTCGGGCACTATCTTTTCGGCGCAGAGGCAGGTGCATCCTTCACTCAGGAGCAGCTTACCAGGATCGGCTATTGCATCACTGACGGTCTTCGTCGTGTTTACGCAGCGCATGATTGGTCGTTTTTCAAGCCTCTGGTCGATGTCACGACCACTGCCCCGTATGCAACTGGGACGGTAACGATCGCCTCGGGCGTGGTAACGCTCGTCGGCGGGACTTTCCCTTCATGGGCGGCTAATAGCATTCTTAGGATAAACAACAAGTATTACTCGGTAGCAAGTCGGCTGAGTAACTCTCAAATATCTCTGGATGACACGACCGTTACGGTATCGAGTGCATCGGCGTACCAGATCGCCAGAACCGATATCCCGATGGATGTTGCGTTTGATTCGGTCGCCAATGACAGCGAGTTGACGTACTACCCAGGGCCAGACCAGTGGTTTCCGTCTGTTTGCAATCGGCATGACGCGACAATCAGGAAGCTTGAGACAACAAACCCTGAGTTTGGTCGTCCCGCTTATTACTCGGTCAGAACCGACAGATTCGACCCAAACGTCGGGAGTCGCAAATCGCTGGCGTTTTATCCGGCTCCGGATGCGGCTTACGTGCTCCGAGTTCCAATGATTTTGCGTCCCGTAGACCTGAGCGATGCAAATCCGTACCCAATTGGGGGGGAAATGCTCAGCCAAGTGTTCCTGGAGGCTTGCTTGGCTGCCGCAGAGCACAATTACGAGGAAAGAGAGCATGTCCACGAGAAAAGATACTTGGAAATGATTGCTCTGGCGATCAGGAATGATCAGGACAGGTCGAGCCCTACGAGTTTGGGTCAAGATATGCCTCGTGGAACTTATAGCAAATTCAGCGTTTTCGATTACAATTACCGCAGTCGCGAGCAACGCATAGGCAGACTGACAATCGAAGGAGATCCGCAGTGACAACCGCACGGTACAGCAATTCAATCGAAAATCTGGACATTGGCACCACTCTTTCCGCAAGCGATGAGATCATCTACGGCGACTTTGAAAGAGGTATGGTTCACATACCCTCCGGATCCTCGCTGACGACACTTACTTGGTATTCCAGCATCAGCGCAACTGGAACTTACCTTGCGGCTTACACCGAGTCTAACTCTGCTATCACCACAACGGTTGCGGCTGGTCGATCGTATCCGATCCCAGAAGCGTTGGCTGGTGCAAGGTTCTTGAAGATCACAGGCAATGCCGCTGGCGTTGTTGGGGTTACGTTGAAGGATTAGTTTTTGCCCAAGGGGAAAATCATGTCGGCTCATAACGATTTACACGAATTGCTCATGGCGTTTATGCCTGGAGGCCCAGGTAGAGTGCCTTTGGTCGCTTCCGCCACCGGAACCAAGATGTCGGATGAGGCTTTCATTCAGATGGTTATCCCGACTTGGGGTAACGCGAATAACATTCTCATTTTGCCTGCTCCGGTTCCCGGTAGGATTGTCATTGTCGCTGGCGCTGCCACTGGCGGTGAGTTGCGAACGACGGATCCGGCAACGATCGCGATCAACGGTGGTTCTGGTGCTAACGCTGAGTCAGCAGTCGCGGCAAACCAGATGGTCGTTCTGTTTTGCGAGTCTGCTACCTCGTGGAAGGCGCTAACGATCGCTAGCAACGGAACCGTAGCTGGTCTTGAAGCTGCTGCGTAATTGGTGACATGGCTACAAGCAAAGAGATACTTTTCCCATCGGGCGTTAGTCGCCGCCTGTCTTTTCGCCAAAGCGTAGGCAGGCGGGAGAGGTATTTTTGTCCTTGGGCCGTGAATTGCAGAACGGAAGATTTCCAAGGTCGCCTTCGCGGTGGCTCTTGGGTTCAAGCTGGTGCTTCGACCGTCCCTGCAACCGAAGATCGGTATTTGACCGATAGCGCTGGTAATAAGATAACCGACTCAAGCGGCAACAGGATTGTCGTTAGTACAGGTGTTGCGGCTGTTCACAGTGGTGGTACGGTTTACGTGACTCCAGGTGCTAACGCTCCAAATAGCCATCCTTCGCAGTGCATCTACCGAGATCGCTTCATTCGTCCTTCTGGAAGGGCGATTTTCGCTAGTCGGCAATCAAACCATACCGATTGGTCGCTCAGCGCTGATGTCAGCGATTTGATGCGTCCATTCGTCATGCAGTTGTCCGAAGCTGGTGAACTAGGGTCTGATGTGGTTTCGCTGATTCCACACAAAGATGCCTATTTGCTGGCGGCAACAAGCGGTTCACTATGGGTTGTCCAGGGTGATCCGGTTGCAGACGGAACGCTTCGAAACATCTCGCGGGAAGTCGGCATGGTCGGTGCAAAGGCTTGGTGCCGTGATCATCTCGATCGATACTACTTCCTTTCGTCGCATGGTCTTTACACGGTGTCGGCTTCTGGCGACGGCTTGCAGGCGTTGTCCGAGGATGCGATTCCTGAGCATCTGACGAACGTTACGAACGTTAATACGGTGCTCGAGTACGATCACGAATCGAGAGCCGTTTACATTCACATACCGTCTGCAGCGGTGTCCTGGATGTTTGACACGGAAAGGCAGGAGTTCTGGCCGTTCAAGGTTGGGCACTCAGGATCCTATGTCGCGATCGGGCCGGTGCTGATGGGAAACGGAAGCACCTATGGAAGACTGATCCAATTGCACGGTATCACCGCCTCTGGTAGTGTGAACGTGACTTGGAGAGTTATGGTTGCTGACACGGCTGAGCAGGTCAGCATCAATGCCAAGGCGGCTATTGAGGCATTGATTGCAGGGACTACGCCTGCGGCTGTCCACAGTAGCGGAACTTGGACTGCGGGAGTAAATCACCGTAGCTACCCAAGAGCCAGGGGAAAATACATGATCCTTCTTTTGTCTGCTCCAAGTGGGAATTGGGCATGGGAAGGTGCAAACGCAGTGGTAGAGCCCTCTGGGGCGTGGAGATAGACATGCCTGATGTAAGTTTTGCAGATTGGGTGGCTGGTCTTGCGGTAGATACGCTTACAGGCCCAGAGAAGATTCCATTGCTCGATGGAACCTCGTCTCGGCACGCCACTGCGGCTTTGCTTGCTGCTTTTGCGGTCGATCAGCTTCACCAAGCATCGGTGATCACAACCCTCGCCGACACCGATGAGATAGTCGCCTTTCAGTCGGATGTGGAAAAGATCCTTACAGCGCAGAATTTCTTCAATTGGGTGGTCGATAAACTCGAAGCGATAGATACAAGCACCACGATTGTCTCGGGCGACAAGTTGGTGTTCAACGATGGGGGGATCCTCAAGCAAATCGACATCGATAACGTCAAGGCGTTTCTCGACTCCTCGGTGACGGCTCTTGGGGCCGAGATCGCTGGTCTTGCTACGGCTACGCTGGCGGATTCGGATCAGTATGTCGTGGCTCAGTCGACAACCGCGAAAAAGACTACGTTTTCAGCGATCGCAGCTCGCGTCCACTCTCAATTCCTGGCTTACACGGCTAGCTTGCCGGCCATCGCAACCCTCGCAGACGGTGACACCTTCTATGCGAGCGACAGTGGTGTAGCGAGCAAGGTTACTGCCTCGACGATTGCCACCTACGTGCAAGGCAAGGTTGGTGCTGATGTTGTATCTGGTGCCTGGGATACCTACTCGGCGTTGGGGGCGGCAGCAAACGCTACTGATGTGTTCTTGCTCGAGCGAAGCGGTACTGGCAGGACAGCTACGGGTGCGAATATCGCCTCGTATGTGGTCGGAACGCAAAACAGTGCAGCCAGTGCCGTGGCGGCGGTTGCTGGCGACAGTTTCTTGATATTCCGATCGGGAACCCAGCTTAAATTGGACGTTGGTCTACTTTCGACTTATGTCCTGGCTTCTGGGTGGTCGGCTACAAGCGGGAATCCAGTCGCTACTGGCGACAAGGTGATCATTGGTCGCGGCGGAGTTACCTACAGTGTCACAGTGGATCAACTCAAGACGTTTGTCAGCGCGGGTGTTCAGGCTGGCGTTTTGGATCTCACAGGTCTTTCCTCTGCTTCTCTTGCATCTGGATCGCTTTTCCTGGTTGGGGATAGCACGACACCTAAGAAAGCGACATTGGCAGAGCTCGAAACGAAGCTTTGGACGGACTACCAAACTTACGTCTCTGGTTTGACGGCACTCACAACGCTCGAGGACGCTGACACGTTTTACGTGATCGAAGGGACTACACCAAAGAAGATTACTGGCGCAAACATCGCCTCCTACATCGAAACTGAGATGTGGGACAAAGCTGACGCAAGTCCTGCGGTTCAAGCTGGTGACGACCTTTGGATGCGAAGATCGGCGACAAGCTACAAATTGGACGTTGGGGCTCTGGCTACCTACGTGGCTGGTATTGTGACTAGCAGTATTGATGTTGGTAGTTTGAGCAGCGCGTCTCTTTCCGACAGTGATCTGTTCCTTGTTGACGAAGGGGCGACAAACACAAAGGTGACGCTCGCAAACCTTCGATCGCACTTTTGGTCGGAGTTTTTAACATACGTCAACGGTCTTACTGGTGCGGTTTCAGCGGCAGACACAGATGTCTTGTATCTGATCAATGGAGTTGCTCCGCTAAAGCTTACGGTAGGAGATCTGTGGGACACTCGATTCCTAACTGACGCAAAGGCTATAAAGCTCGACGACTTTGCGACTCCAGACGACAACACAGACCTAAACGCAACATCAGCCTGTCACGGATTGCTTCCGAAGTTGAGCAATAACACAAGGCAATTCATGCGTGGAGACGGTACGTGGGCTCCATACGCTAGCGTTACGGCTGTCTCTACGGCTTCCACTGGAAGTACGCACCTGGACGCTGCGGCGCTGTCTGCTACCAACACGACGTTTATCACCTCTGACAGTGCGGCTAAGGGTGTCAAACTCCCAACGGGTGCGGCTGGCGACATCATGGAGGTGATCAACAACAGTGCGATCACTGCAAAGCTATACCCAGCATTAAACGGTGCGATCAATGGGCTTGCGACCAATGCGGCAGTAGTGATACCAGCCAGCAAGGGTGTGAGGTGTTTCTGCTCTGCGGCAGACACATGGACGGTCTTTGACATGACAGCTCGGGCAACCACTGCTTAACGAAAGGGTTTAATCGTGTCGACAGAAAACGACGTTAACAAAGTACCGGAGATTAACCCAAATCAAACTCTGCCTCTCGTTGTGCCGAGAGTCGTAAACCCTTTCGTCTCGATTGCGCAATGGTTTGCAACTCAAACAATCACCGACGTTCCAGAAAACGTCATGGGGTGGCTTGTTGCCCAGGGTTTTGAGATTACCAATATCCGTCAGGACAACACCACTGTCCCTCCGACTAACTATTTTTCAGTTAAAAAGGAGGGTCTTACTCCATCTGGTGTTTTGCTGAGTTTGTGCAATTCATTCACGCTCGAAGCGAATAACGCCAGGACGGCAAATCAGATACGTTACAACGATGTTTTGGCAAGCATGACAAACATGGTGGATAGCTCCCATCAGCAGTTTGATGCACAAATTGACGAGCAGAACGCACAGTCTGGGGTGTTTCTGGCAGATCTCGACGAGTACATGAACGCGATCGAGACGATGATCGCAGACAATCAGGCTCAGGTTGTCATTGATGCAAACAACGCCAAGATTGCCCTGGATGAAATGCTTACGCGGCTTGGCGACCTGGAAACCAATGCCAGCGACAACGCTGCGGATATCGAGGCTCTTTTCGCTGAGCAAAGCACAAATCTTGCGACTTATGTCAACAACTACAACAGCAGGCTTGCTGAGTTGGATCAAAACTTCGCGGCTTACCTGGGTGATGTGCTTTCGAAGATTTCTTCTCTCGACAGCACCCTGGATAACCACATAGCAGAATACGATCAAGCGTTTGCGATACTTTCCGGCAATTACACGGCGCATGCAGCAAGCATCGATGTGCAGTTGGCTAAGGTTTCGTCGGATGTTGATGTCTATGTAGATCAGGTTGAAGCGATACTTGTGCAGCTTGAGGACGATTACCAAAAAGTTGCACTGGATCTCGAGCAAGCAAACAACGGTTTTGGTAGCACGCTGTCTCAGTATGCTGGTGATTACAACGCAATCCTGAGTCTACTAGAAACCGATTACGCCACTCACGCTCAACTAGCAAGAAGCTTCTTGACCAATCTCGGGCAGACCGACTTGGCAAGAATAAACGAGCAGTTTGCTTCAAGCCTTTCGTCTCAATTGCAGATGCTTGTAAGCAGGGGTTTGTCCATGGCGACAATGCCTGTTGATGTCACCGCAAGGAACCAGAGGGATAAGGATGAGCAGATTCAAATCCTCAACGACCGATTGAATCGCGAGAAGCTTGACAACCAGCACCGACTGTACGAACAACAGGTTGCCATGCGAGCAAGGAAACTTGATGGAGTGGACAGGCTCCACGCCGTTCGTCAGGAAGTGCTACGCTACCAAGCTACTTTCGTCAACAACATCTACTCGCTTCGAACCGATGCGACCAACAGGATCTTGGCGGGAAGGCAGGGTGTTTTTGCCGCCAAAGACGCAAACAACAAATACGGGATCGAGGTAAGTTCCAATCTCTACGGTAAGTTGCAGGATGTTAGGCAAAGAACGATCGACTCAATCGATCGCATTTATCAACTTCGAGACGTTTTCGCCAAATGGGACACCGAGGAAGCCAACAGGCGTTACGAAAGGATTCAGCAGATCGAAGCGCAATTCCTGGAAAGCACCCAGCGTCAGTATGTTGCTTCGCAGGATGTCACAAAGACTGAAATGGCTGAGAAGCACACGCTACTCGGGCAAATTCAGAACGCCTTGACCGCCTTGATGAGTGGCAAGGAGCGATACGCTGTACTTCTCATGCAAAACGCCAACGCTCTTGCCGAACACAAGCACAGAGCGATTGCCGAGATGGTCAACACCAAGGTTCAGCGTCTCGAAGGGTGGAAGTCGGTGGCTGCCGAAAACATGCGGCTTATGACATACCAGCTCGACGAGAGAAACAAGCTGCTCATGGCTGTTTATGCGTTTGTCGAACGACGCGAGGATATCGGGCCTCAGTGGAACGACATGGCGAAGATGATCGCCGGTCTTGGCGACAGTGGTGGAGGCTGGCTAACGCCGAACTAAGATGTTTCGTAAGAAGCGCCGTCCAACTCCAGGTTTTCAGATCCCCTCGCCGTTCAATGCGATGCGTGGTGATCATGACGACTTGCAGTTGCACGGAGAGTGGCCTTATTGCGCAATGGTTCAGATTGCATGCGAGGACAAATACGAGAACCATGTCGTATGTCGTGGATTTGACCCGAGAATACTCAAGTTCATTGATTACGCAGAAAACAATTCCGAGAAGCCTGGGATTTCAGTAGCAAAGCCGTTTGGATGTAGAGTCACCGAGGGTGGTGCGAAGCGATATCGCATTGGGGAAGTGTTTCCAGCGTTTTTGCCAACGCAGGGAATTGCAGATGTTGATGTGCATTATGTCCCCCCGTCTCCGATTGAGGTTAAATGGAGAGTAGGGCAAAACTCAGGTGTCGTTGACGCATCCCCTTATGGCGGTCATCCGAAATGCCTCGAGGACGAGATATCGATACTACTGGATCACAATGGAAAAGTGATCAACTGGATGCTAGTCCATACAGAAACTAAGCTATTCCAATTTCAGTCACAAGAGGATTTTGACACTGGAGAAGGGAAATGCTCAGCTTGCGTGCGTCAAATGACAGGCAAGTGGCCGCACCTAGCAGACATATACGACCCGACTGGCGCATCGGATGAAATGGTGGCTGGCACGAAAGGCTTGGTTTTATTCCAAGAGGGTAAGTATTGGATAATTGATGCCAAGTGTGATCCGGATGAAATTCTTCCGTGCGAGTGCGAACCAGAAGGGGAGGATGATTGTGAGTGCAAAGAATAGGCTGTCGAGGTACTAGGTGTCACGAAGATGCTGTTGCGTTGAATGCCTGATATTCTCGGATGATTTCACGAGAGACGAGCCGGGAACTCCTCTAGGGAAGCGAGTGTCAGCCCCTTTTTCTGGTAAAGGCTGGTGCGACAACCCAGGCGACTATTACACGGTTGATGTGCCGACTTGGAGAGCTCGCTGCGAGGTGCCAGACGCGATAGCTGTGTGTAGCGTGAAGCACCCAGACGAAGTTGGGTCGATGTACGTGTCGATCGTCACGCAAGAGGAAGAACCAAGAGCATACTCTGAGTATTCCAGCGGTCAGAAGTGGCGACTTTACCTGAATGTCGTAAAGACCGACTCTGGCGATCCTGTTGTGTGCGAGCCGACATCCTACTATTTCGCAGAGTATGAGAGGCTCGGTGGTGTTTTTGGCGGATCTCCCGACCCAATCGATCGAAGTTGGATAAGGCTTGGTATCGGAAGCGGCGGGAACGAGACGATACTAAAGGAGTTGCAGATATTTTCAGAGACAGGAACGTCTAGGAGGTTCTACGCAGCGATCGACGAGGATAGTTTCTGCGCTGGAGTGGAGGACTCGATACTCGGATCCATATCAATGAAGTCTCAAGGTTTATTTGAAAACGGCTGGTATAGCGGCTTTGGCATGAGCGAAGAAGACATGCTGGCTGACGACTTTGAGTTTTACAGGCACTACAACAGCAATCCGCCCAAGACCAGGGATTTGAATTGCCCTCGGTGCGGCTTGTGTCTTTGCGACGACAACACGACATACGGAACTGACGACGGAATAGAACTTCCGCCAGTGATGAACGTTTGCATTTGGCCCGAACCTGAAGGTTGCGCAAGACTAGAAGAGCTTGAGCCGTGTTGCTTCGAGATCGAGTATGATCGAGTGGATGACACATGGAAGCACGAAGGGACTCAGTGTTGCGGGTTTTTTGTCGTGCAGTTCAGTTGTGTTGTCGGAGAGGGCAATGAAAAGTATGTCTTGGCAAACACTGGTGGTTGCACGGAGAGTGGTGAAGGCCCAAGCACTCGGTACGCAACTGACTACAACTGCTCGAGCGAAACCGGAGAGGCTTGTTTTTTGTTCGGGCCGTATTTGATTGCAGATAGCGATTTGGCTTGTTTTTGTCGCAATGTCTATTTTGGTACAGGATCTTGCGAATACTACATCACGGTGAGTTCTGATGACTGCTGTTCAAGAAAAGACTGTAGGGAGTTGTAAATGTCCGCATTGCGATCAGTATTGCTCGAATGACATCCGACCCTATGTCTGCTCGTGCGGTGCCGTTTTTGGAAAGAATGGGTGGATTACGACCATTACCGTAAAGCGAAGCAATAGTAAAAACTTGCACGACTACCATACAAAAAAAGCTTTGGACGGTCGAAAGGCTTGGTCGAAGCTGCATCGGATCGATCATGGAACGCCTGAACTGTTTGAAGATTTCAAAAAGTACATGCCCAACGGGTGCGAGTGCAAGAAGAAGGTTGATGCGATACTCAAGAAGATTCCGCCTCGCTACGGATCACCAGAGGAGTGGTTTGAGTTTACAGTCGAGTTTCACAACGAGGTGAACCTAACGCTTGACAAGCCTACCGTATCGCTGGATCGAGCCTACATGCTTTGGCGCAATCGAAGACCTAGCACCGGAAAGACCCGAGCTGTCATCACGGTGGCAAACGGCGTGGAGTTTTCGCAGATACTTGCTACCACCAGATCGCACATGCAGGCTTATGCTGACAGGGTAAACGCCGATCTGATCGACCTGGACAACGACACTGAGACTTGGGGGCCGATGGAGAAATTCAGGGTTTACGAGTTTGCTAAGCAGTACGATGAGGTGATGTTTGTTGATGCCGACTGCATCATCACGGAAAACTGTCCAGACTTATTCAGTATGTTCAAAGGCGATGTTGCGATCCATGACGATTACGGTGTTTTGAGATCCCCGTCGATCATCAATGAAGAGCGCAAGAGAGTGTCCAGGCTGTCCGGAGTGGATATTCCGATACTGGAGACGGCCTTCAACACTGGCGTGGTGATCACTCGCGGAGAGGCAAAGCACATTTGGATACGACCGACTGTTGAAATAGGAACGTCTCGCTTCGCCGAGCAGGTTTGGATTGAAGGTCACATCAACCGCAACAACTTCCGCGTTGATGCGCTTCCGCACCAAGCCAATTGGCAGTATTGGTACGGAAAGCACAGCCAGCCAATAACGCCATTTGAGGATGGTGTTCGTGGCGCATGGATAGTACACGCCTCAGCCAGCACGCAAAAGCTTTCGACGATTAAGAGGGTTTCCGACCATCTTTCGATCAAGAATCCTCAGCCTCCGATAAGCGGACTTACTGCCGTGACATCATTGTCGCTTCTGCCGCATCACATCAAGGTTCAAGAGCGATGTTTGCAGTCTTGGGTGGATATGGGATTGAGGATTGTTGCTGGAAACTCTGAGAGAGACATTGCTCAGTTGCGGGAGATCTATCCGTATGTCGATTTTGTTCCATGCCGACAGTCTGACTCTTACGATCGACCGACTACGAGGATTTACGATCTTTTGCATGTTGTGTCCGGAGCGTTTTTACTGATAAATTCAGACATTGAGATGCACGGATCGCAGTCGATACTGCTCGACGCGTTAAAATCCAGGGAAAGACTGATAGGACTTCGGCACAATTACGATCACGGGATATTTGAAACAAACATCGAAAGATGGGGAATTGATGCGTTTTTATTGTACCCAGAGGATGTAGAATCATTCCCAGACCTTGATTTTGCGATTGGGCAGACAATGTGGGATTGGTGGGTTCCTATTCACTTAGAGAGCATAAAAGCCAAAATACGTTGGATTGGCGAGCCGTTTTTCTTCCATAAGTCGCACCCAGTTCACTGGAAGCAGGAATCCCTGCAAATTGGCAGGGAAATGCTGCATCAGCAGTACAAAGTTCCAGTTGAGCACCCGTATTGGGAGTCCTGGAGGAAAGACAGGCCGTTTAGCGACGGGGTTGCGATTTAGGTGGTAAGTCTCTAAAAAGACAATGTAAATCAAAGGAGTTTTGCGAAATGCCAATTAGATTCCAGTATGACGCAGCGGCGGTAGCGCCCCCGAGCAGTAACGAACTGAAGAAGTACGGCGGTCAAATGCTGATGCAACAGCGCAAGTACGACCTGGATCAGCGCAACGACCAAGCAAGGATAAGCCAGATTGGAGCCATGCGCAATTACAACGCCGAACCGTCTATCGGCGAAGATGACGCGATGCTTGAGCAGGAGATCCGCAGCGGGGCTTACGACCCAGATACCGTTAGGTCGCTCCGAGACGATCAGCGTTCGATGCGTCAAATCCTGCGAGATAGAAACATTGACGGTACACAAAGAGCCCAGGCGATTGGTAATATCCAGTCTCGCATGCGAATGACCAGATCCACTGGTAAAGTTCAGCCGAAGATTCAGCAAATGCCTCCTGCGGCAGTGCAAGGGAAGCCGCCCATGACGGAGGCAGACTATTTTATCGATCCGAAGAACTACAACGATGCGTATGCTGCCGCACAGGCTAGATTGCAAGAAGAAGGAGCCCCTGTAACTACGGATAACATTCACGCTCGAATGCATAACGATTACCTAGCAAAGCAAAAATTCATAGAGAGCGTGAAGCCACCTCAAGGTCAGCAGCAGCAAGGTGCTCCGCCTGTTGGTAATGCCCCACAACAACCCGTCCCTCCTGCTGGTCAACCACAAGCGTCGATCACCTCGCCGCAGGTGTTTGGTTCGTCTACGGTGCTGGCACAAGGTGGTTTCGGATCACCGCAACCGCAAGGGCAGATGCCACCACAGTCATCCGATCCGCGATTCAGCCATACGCAAATACAACCTGGTTTCAGGTTTCCAGGACAGGGGCCGGAAAATCCAAAAGGCGTAAAGATGGTGTTGGCGTCTATGCCGCCGCAGTATGTGTTGAATGATGGCACACAAGTAGACTCCAAATGGGAAAACGGACAGTGGGTTCCTGACATAGACCAAACTGGTCCGCGTTCGATGATGCTCAACGGCGGTCAACGGCAACCAAACGCACAAGGTGAGATTCAGCAAAACTCCATGCGTCTTGTCGGTGAACCGGGGATCCCGAACCTTATAGCTGGCTTAGGTGGTCCAAGTGATTATCAACCGCAATCCAACGCACAAGGCGGCATGGGAGTTCCAGTCGGTCAGTCGGCGTATCAGCCTACCGGAGACTACAGTAGCAAACCAGTGTTTGGGGTTCAGCCAGTGTTGGCTCAGCAGGCAGCATCGCAACAAGCCGCACCGGCGACACCTGTTGCAACTCCGCAAACCGCCCCTACCACAACTCCAGCGAAAAGAGGTGCCAGAGGTTACGTTTCAATAAGCCCCCAGGGGCAAAGCGTAACTGCCCTTGGCAGAAATGCGATGTACAACGAGCGGGGTGAGTTCGTTGGTGATCCAGGCTTGTACGATCGCCAAGGCGCGGATTACATCCGTCAGCAAACTGCTGGTGTACAACCTGTTGCGCAGCCAGTTTCGACTGGAAGGGCTGGTTTCGATGCGGCGATGGGAAGCAACCTTGATACCGCTTACGATCTTGCCAACATGGACAGGAGTCCAGGAACGAACTTCTTTAATCTGGAAAATCCCGCTTATGCCGCAATGCGAGCTCCAGCGCCGCAGCAAAACACTGGCAACGTCGGTCAGTTCAAGGGTCGCTATGGGCTTGGTGGCGTTGATTACGGGATCAATCCTGCAACTGGTAATCGCGTCACAGCTTCGATCCGTCCAGGCGGTGGGCTTGAGTTTGACGAGCCAATTGGAAAGCCTGGAACGGCTATGGGTGGTCGCAAGGGCAGCGTTACGATCATGGGTGGCAAAAAGAAACCTGTCGCTGAGGTTTCCCCCGGTGTTTCAACGCCACAGCAGATGGCGGCTTACAATGCTTTGCCAGAGGCTCCCGTGGATTCTCCAGCGGCTCCCTCTGCTTCCGGAGTTAACTATCAGTATCAGAGCCCAGTCGCTCAGTCCGTCGCAACCGCACCTCAATCTGCGACTCCTTCCAGAAAATACGGAGGTTCTTCGCTTACCAGTTCTGCTGGTAGGGAAGTTGAAGCAGCTATGCAAGCTGGCGAGGAATTGGCTGCTCGCGAACAGGCTATTGGGCAACAGCAGGCGTTTCAGGGTGCGACAGCGCCACCACCAGTGCCAATGAGCGACGAGAAACGAAAAGAACTCGGGCTGCCGACAACTAAAGAGCTCAAGGAGATGCGAAGAAGCATGGATCAGAATAGGGCGATGGGTGGAATAGGTCTTGGAGGTACAGGGCGTGCGGCTGGAAGCTACTCGCCTCCGACTTCGGCTCAGAAACCAAAAGAATCGCCAAAGGCAGGCAAGCCAACATCGCAACAGACAGTCATGTCGAAAGCGATAAAAGACTTTGCAAGCAAACAACCATCTGATGTTCAAGATGCTATCAGGGATGCTTACGACACGAAATTGAGCGATAGGCTCAGAGAGAATGCAGTTAGGTTTTTGCTTTCCAGGGGAATTGACTTGGAAAAAATGGCTCCAAATTCCTAGTGTTTTTCGGTTACAAACTCGCCATCACTATTTAAGACTTAAAGCAAATGAGCACAACTGACATCCTGGATATCATCAAAAAAGTAAAGGCGGAATCTACAGCCGGGGCGTTTCAGCCTGCCGAGGAAAAGTCCTTGGTTTACAATCAGGATCAAAGCGGTGCATTTCTTGATCCAGAATCACTGACTCCAGCCGACAACGATGTGATTAGCCTTTTCAAAAAGGTGAAACAAGGATCCGTAGAGACACCGCCTGCTTTAGAAGTTTCAAAGACCCCGGCAGAGACAGAGGCGGCAGCAAAGCAAAATCTAGCCACTCGCAACGAGTTTATGCGAGGCTTGTATCGTGGCATTGACACCACTCAAGCGGCTTTTTACGGCGGGCTCGGGATGTACAGTGCTGCTATGGGCGACACTGAGGCTGCCGACAGAAGGTTCCAGCAGTATCAGGAGCAGATGCGTCAGGCATCGGAGAACCCAGCGACCGTTGACCAGTTCTTCTCCACCGATCCGCAAAAGGGTGCGTTTGGAAGCGTTGGCAACTTCGGCACTTGGGTGGCTGGTACGGGTGGTAGTCTAATTCCATCTGTGGTTGAGGCTGGTGCTGCTGGTGTCGCTGGTGCGGCTATTGGTGGTGCGATTGTGCCTGCGCCGGATCCAGGAGACGTTGTGACGGTTCCAGCAGGATTCCTTGGTGGTGTTTTTGGTAGGGCTGCAATCAAGAAGGCAATGGCTGAAGCATCGCAAAAGTATGTCGAAAAGGGCGTAGCCAAGGAGGTTGCCGATCGCATGGGTCGGCAAGCGGTGAACAACGTCTTAGCGAAGCGAGCTGGGGGTTTGGCTGCGGCTCAGCGGATTACAGCCTTGCAAGAAGGTGGCGGCATGTATGCCGAGGGCAGAGAGGCGGGATATGACAATCCGTGGTCTGCAATCCTGTTTGGCGAGGTTTCAGGTTTGACTGAAATCGGATTTGGCAATATGCCATTCGCCGTTAAGAATTTCATCGGAAGAAGTCCATCTCGAGAGGCGATCAAAAACGCCGACCCTCGAACTGCCGCTGGCTACATTTGGGATGCGGTAAAGAACACTGGTGAGGAAGGTGTCCAGGAAGGATTTCAAGAGTTTCTTGGTAGTGTCAACGAGACGATTAACGAGCCCGAGAAGAAGCTGCTGACTAAAGAGAACTTCATGCAGTGGGCTGAGGCTGGTGCTGCCGGTGCGCTCGCCGGTGCTGGTTTTGGTGCGGCTGGTGCTGCTTCCTCGGCATTGCAGGACAGGGCTGAGCGACTGAAGAAACTGAAGGAGAAGGGCTTCATTTCTGAGGAGGATGCGACTGAGGCTGGTATCGAAGGGAACAGCCGCAGAGAGCGAATGGCGAACGTCGAGTCCGAAATCAATCGTATCGAGCAGGAAATGCAGGCTCAGGACACCCCAGATCCAGAGATCGCATCTATGATCGACGGAATGATTTCTGAGGGTGAATCTGACGATGAGTTTGCCAGACAGCAAGCTGGATCACCAACTCCGCAGGCACCTCAAGTCGAAGCACCGATCACACCTACCCCGCTTTACGAGGTCGCTGGCGATGAAAACATGGTGGCTAGGGTTTGGCAGAATCCTCAAGGGTTCTTGGTGAACCTCACGGATATAGACTCCGGTGAGGTGTTTCCTACTGCAAACATCTTCCCGACGTTTGAGCAAGCAAAGCAGCACGCCGATACGGTTCGGTTGCCACAACAGCCTCAAGCTGCACCGGAACCTACTGATACGTTCACGGAGTACGCAAATGCGTGGAGTCAAAATCTAGCGAGGTCGCGAGGAACAGAACCGAAACCTTTACAGGCGAGGACTATACAAAGCCTACGCGAGACAATTGATGGGCACGCAGATTACGCAATCAAAATGGGTCGTTCTACAGCTTTTGTGACCGACAACCCAACGCTTGATGCTCTGATGATGAGGGAGATTCAAAAAGCGGTTCAGGCTAAAGGTTATCAGGTTGATGATGTAAAGCAGACGACAGAAGGTGGGACTAATTACATCGGATTCAATGTGATCGGAAGTCCTCAGCAAGCACCTCAAGTCGTGCCGCCTGCAGTCGGAGATCCTTTTACGGAAGGGCAGCCGCAACCACCAGCCGCACAAAACCCGTTTGAACCTGGAGTTTCACAACCACAAGGAGAAATCCCCGATGCCGGCGCAATACGAAGCCCTCAAGAGGAAGTACGACAAGAGCAAGGCGGCGCAGATCTACGTGGGTCTGGGCAAGAGCAAGTACCAGCGCAGCCAGAGAGCCAAGAGCCTCCAGCACAAGCGGAAGTGCAAGTAGGCTCAATTTACGAGCCTCGCCGACTATCCGAGCAAGAGCGTCAGATGTTTGACGAGTCTCGAAAAGCTGCTGCCGAGTCGCAATCTACAGAAAGACCTAGACCAGACGAGCCTCCATTGGCAAGTGGAATGACTAGGCTTTATCACGGAAGCGCTGAAAAAGGTAGATTGACTGGATCTGCATGGTATAGCACGGACAGGCAGTATGCCGCAAATTATCGAGATAATGCCGAGTTGCAGTATATCGACGTTCCAACCGATTGGGTCAATCAGCAAATAGACCCAGACAACTACGGGCAGACCGTTGACAAGGGATTTACCCTGAATGTGCAACTTGATTCAAGCGATGTCGGGTCTCGCAAGGTTCTATTAGGGCAAGCAGAAGGTGCGGCACAAGCTGAACCGCTTTCAATAGACCCTGCGACAGTAAGCGACGGGGAATCTGTTGATGAAATGCGCAAGAGAGGAATGAGCGAGGATGAGATCCAAGACGTTGAGTCAAGTCGCAACTATTTTAATGTCGTCGGAGACCCAGGCAAAGCTTCAGACAAAGATCTCAATCGAGCGTATGGTTTCTCTAACATCTTGATTTCGCATTATGAACGCAAAGGCCAGGAGGACATGGCGGAGTCTATTCGTCGCGAGCAGGAGGCAATGAAGAGGGAGATCAAAGATCGAAACGAACGACAAGAAGATGCAGAGGACGAAAATGCCGCAATGGACGAGATGGTGAGGGCTGAGTTTGAAGCGCAGATGCGAGCAGAGCAAGCCGCTCCGAGCGAGAAGAAGGGCAAGAAACGAAAGAAGCCTCGGTCGTCAAAGAAAGACAAGTCGCCTACCACTACCGAACAAGCCAGGGATGCGAATCGAAAAAAGCTGGACGAATTGTACCAGCAGTTCAAAGACGAGCTCAACAATAAATTGCGTTCAGGGCTTGATCCAAAACTCGTAAGCATTGCAGTCAATATTGCGAGAGTGCACATTAAAGACAAGGTGCTCACATTTGCGGTGTTTGTGGAAAAAGTGTCGGATAGGTTTTCCGCAGATGCACTCGACGAGATTAAGCCATACTTCGAGTCGGCATGGAGAGTTGCGCATAGCCTGAATCTGACGAAGGATCCAGGCGGCAAGTTTGATGATGTGCTGGCAAGCAAAGCCAAGCAAGAAAAGGAAGCAGGTCAACCGCAACCAGAACTACAAGGAGAGTTGCAGATCCCTGTTGAGGGCAAGCCCTTCACTTTTATCGCTCTCCACAACAAAGAGAAGTCGCCAGACATGGGGTCTAGGTTTGGACAAGACAAAGAGCCTGCGGGTCGGTATGTGGTTGCAGTTAGCGACAGCAACACTGCCGCAGCCGACATGCCAGACAAGTTTGACCGCAGAACCGTCACGTTTCAAAACCCCTTGGTCATCGAGTTCGGTGGAGGCTACCAAGAGGCGAGCAACTGGAAGCAGGTTCTTTCAGGTCGATACGGCGGCTTGACAGGAAAGGCTTTGTCGCAAGCGATCGTTGACGACGGGTTCGACGGGATAGTTACGGTCGAGCCAGCAAAGGGGGCGAATCGTCCTGCTCACACATCAGAAATTGTCGACCTGAGTACGATCAAGGCAGAAGGAAAGCCCGCAAAGCCTGCTCCAGCAGAAAGCGACACCGACAAAACACTCAGGCAGGCTGGTCTCAAAGTAGAGCAGTTACCAGACGGAACGTGGCAAATTACCGGAAATACTTACGAAAACAGCAAGGAGATAGGCGATGCAAAAAGGGAAGTACCCGATCTTAAAGGCTGGTGGGATCCAAGGCTCAAGCGATGGACGTTTAAGCGAGACCCTCGACGAGAAATTGCTGATAGAATCGCTAGCAGAGCAACTAGAGATGAGCCCGTCGATGATGCGGGCAGCGATGAACAAATGGCGCGTGAGGACGCCAGAAGAGAGCAGGATGCAATCGCCGACATCCAGAGATCTGGCGAGGACTATGTTGCCAGTGTTGATCAATCCACAAAAGATCTCGTCGCAAGAGGCTTGAAGTTTGGGATGACCCAAGAGGTTGTCGATAACCAGATCGAGGATATTGGTCGTGTTGTCGTCGCAGCCGAAGAAAACCTCCCGATGTTTGTTATCGGATCAGCGCCAGGGACAGGGAAAACGTTTGTTCTTGGTGGTGTGATCCGTGAATTGCGCAGAAGAGGATTTAAGAAGTTCGTCTATGTCACTCAGAACGAAAACTTAATAAGTCAGGTTCAAGGCAATTTGGCGGATTACGGTCTTGAGGGCGTAGAGTTTACGACATACGCCAAGTCCAGGGAGAAGCCACTGGACACATCCGGAGCCGTTTTGTTGCTCGATGAAGCGCATACGGCGAAAAACGGCGACAGGGAGACAGGGAAGAAGATTAGTCGCATGGTCAAGGCTTCAACCTTTACTGTGTACGCCACTGCGACACCGTTCGAGAACGTCTCCGAAGCTGAGTACCTTGGGTATAGCGGCATTTTCGACGGACTTAATGTTGAGTTCACCCGCCCTTCAAACAACCCAAATAGACCTTTCCGCAACACGCTGAGTGGATTCGACGCATGGGCATGGATGTTTGGCGCAAAGGTTTTCTTTGTTAAGCAAACCGATTACA